TCGGCTTGCGCCTTGGCTTCGGCAGCCTTGGCGTCAGCCTGAAGCTTCAGCATCTCAGGGTCAGGCTGGGGCTCTTGCGGCGGCGCTTCGGCCGGATTGCTCCAGAACTGTTCGGGGGCTTTGAAGCCTGCCCGCTCAGCATAGCGCTTGAGCAGATTGTAAGCGTTGTCCGCCGTCACCAGCGGGCCACTCATCCCGCCCTGAAGCGCAACTACCGCCTGTTGGAACTCGAGCATCTTTTCCATGACGACAAGTTCCATATCCTTGCCGCCGGAGCCGACGCCTACCTCGATCACCATGTCCGCGCGGTTGCCGAACGTGGACGGATCGATGTCCACCGGTGGCTTGCCGTTAAGCCGGATCTTCTCGGAGCGCGTGTTGTGCGTGCGGCTCAGCGCGTGGATATTGAGATACCAATCCTTGACCAGCGTTTCCGCCAGCACGCGGGCAATCATCCTGACGCGCTTCTGCGCCATGCCCATGAGCGCCAGTGCGCCGCCCTTGGTATCGTGCAGCGTGTCCGGGTTAAGCCCCTGAGCGTTCCTGACAACGCCTGAGCGCTGTTCAGCCATCGTGCTCACGTATTCCAGCGCCATCTGCACGTCGAAGCCAAGCTGGCCGGCCTGCACCGGATTGACCGCACCAGGCTTCTGAACCCGGATCGGCATGCCCGGCTCATTCCGAAGCACGTCGTCCATCGTCTCTTCGGAGGCGAGGTCTTTAGCCACCTCCACCCGCTGGTTCATGGCGAAGTAGCCGGAATCCAGCATCATGCGGACGAGCGCGGTCTTGATCTTCTGTATCTCAATCAGCTTGTCCGCGAGGCTTTGGCCATAGAAGCGGTGCGTCTGGATGAAGGGCGTTCCAACAGCCAAGCCGATGCGGTTTACCTGCCGCTTGTCCAAGATGATTTTGCACTGCTCATCCGTCTGGATGCGCCAGAGTTCGGTCTTGCCGTCCTGATTGCCGTCAATGCGAACCCAGTGTTCAAGCACCTGCACCGTGCGGAGCAGCTTGTTGCTCGCGCCGGCATTGGCGCTGTCGCTCTCGTCGGCTAGGTCGCGCGATTGCTCGGTCTGCTCATCGCCACGGTTGGGATAGTCGGGCAGTTTCTCGACCAGCTTGGGGTCGAAACCCTGATCCATGAGGCTCTGAGCGCGTGGGAATGAGCGGACTACGCAGTAAGTTGCATCGCTTATATCCACCGTATCCGGCGCCACGCTCAGATTATTAGGGTCGATGGCGGCGCACTTGATGCAGCCGTCGTCATAGCTCATCGACGCTTTGACTTTGAATAGCTCCATCCCGTCAGGGCCTGGAGGAAGCGGGGTCTTCTCGTCTATGGTGTAGCCATTCTGCTCAAGCATCATCATTTGCGGGGCGTTGATCCCGTCAAATGACTGCTCTTCTATGGCTTCCTTGTCTTCCCACCACGTCTTGAGAATGCCGGTGTCTACCTGCAGCGCGTCCTTGATGGCCGTGTAGAGCAGACGCCAGCCGCGCAGCTTACGGAAAGCCACGTACTTGACGTACTCGATCTCCTGCTTGGCGGCTTCCTCGTCCTCATTGCCCTGCGGGTCGAAGCTGGCGACGTCTTCCCCGCCCGTGAAGATTTCCATGAGGTCGGGCAGCACCGTCTCAATGGCGTCAGCAACGTCCGTTGACGTGGCCTTCGATCGATTGGGCAGGGAGACGACGTCCTTCATCTCCCCTTTTGAGTATTCAAGGGCCTGCCGGCGCTTCTTCTCAAGCTCCTGCCCGTTCTCGAAGCCGACAGAGTTCTGCTTCTCGGCCTGCAGGATTGAGCACAGGTCCGCATCGGACAATTTCATGTCATCAGCGTCAGGCTTTTCTGCCTGCTCGGACATAGCTCCGGTATAAGCCATTAGTCCTCGCCGCCCTTCTGAGCCGCACGCAAGTCAGCGTGTGCTTGATCCCATTCCGCCTCTATCTTGTCGTGAATGGGCTTCACGGCTTCGAGGACATCGGAGCGTCCTGCGATTTCAGCGCTCACCATCACTTCGGTGAGCATGTAATGAGTGGACTTCAACTTGTTGATCTTGTTGTAAGCCTCATGCCATTTGAGGTTCATCAGACCGCTCCGAAGCTGGGTATGTCGAGTTTCTTCACGGTCGCCCTCGGTTCTTCGTAGGCGATGCACATCAGGCCGAATGCGTCGGCGCCGTGTGAGGCCCAATCATGTTCGGGACCAAGGCCAATGCCCCGCTCCTCGTCTCGCTTCTCGTGATACCAGCCGAGTGCTGCCCGCAGCCCCTCGGTCTTGTCCTTGTTGAACCAGATCTTGGGGAACAGCCTGCGGGTCGTGGCGATGCGCTGCATCACAATGCCGGGCGGGCTGTGTATCTTCTTGGTCTGAAACCCCGCCTGCTTGAGCTGGGCCTCGAAATCCATTCCTGTGGGATTGTCAGCGTGCGTCTGAGCCGCGTCGTGCGGAACGATGCAGTAGGCCTTCTCCCAGCCACTCTCCCGAAGCCACTCGGTGTAATAGCCAAGGACCTGTCCAACGCCCTCGCAGTAGTCCAGCACGTTGATCTTCTGGCCAATGAACTGAGCAATGACGATTGTCATCGCGTCGGCCTTCTTGCCGGGGCCGCCTATGTCCCAGATTGCATGGATGCGGAGGTTTGGGTCACGGGCTACGAAATCGACCCGGCCTTCCTTCTCCGCGGTCTTGAGCGCGCTGGCGTAGTAGGCGCCGGCGAGGATGGTGACGTATTCGCCCTCCCAGACGTGGGGGTAGGCGTCAGGGTCGTGCTTCAGATCGCGCTGGCGCTCTAGCTCGAGGACTTCAGGGAACCACGGGTTGTCGCGCCAGTTGGCTTGGACGCAGGCAATGGCCGTGTCAGCCTTGGCCGATGGGCCGCGGAAAAACTTGTCCACCGGGTCGGTCTTGAGGCGCGCGTTCCAGCTTGCCCAGATTTCAGAGCTTTCCTTACGAATGGTCGGGCGAAGCATCCGCCAGCTTCGGTCGCTGAGCGTCTGGGCTTCCTCAACCCATGCCCGGTCCATGCCTTCGAGCGATTTAATGCTCTCGGCTGTGTGGTCCTGCATACCTTGGAACAGGATGACCCCGCCGCCAGGCGTGTTGATCTCGCTCTTGAGCACGTTGAACATGGACCCAACGCCCATGGCCGCAATCTTGTCCTCGATCAGGCGCTTGGCCGATTCAGCAAGGCTCTTCTGCACTTCGCGGATACACACAGCCCGGAAGCCGGGGATGCGTATTGCGTCCTCAACTAGAAGCTCTGCGAAGAAGTGCGATTTGCCTGAGCCCCTTCCCCCGTGTGCGCCCTTGTAGCGTTTAGGGTGCAGGAGGGGTTCGAAGACCTTAGCGGTCTCGATTGTCAGCGTTGACAATGCGGCGCTCGATCATCTGGAGGAGGAAGGCCTTGCCCTCTTCGTTAGCTATGGGCTGTGTGGCTTTGCCGTATGCGCGGTCTAGCAGTTCCTTAGCCGCGGCTATCTTGGAACTGTCGCTATCAGCGGATCGCATCAGGAGGGCGAGCGTATCGATCGCCGCCGGTCCATGCTTGCGAGCTGCTTCCTTCACATCAGCCGTAGCTTTGTTGAGAGCGCCCTTCGGCCTCCCTGCTCCGGGTTGTTTGCCGCCCTTTGCCATTGAAGATTTCCGAAGATATTTAATCTTCAGCCCTGTGTTGCGATCCTTACGCTACGTAAGGTTGTCGCGGGTTAGTTCTTAGGAGACAGCAGCAGAGAACGGAGTTGCTTCGCCACCAGTGCCGATGACGACGCCCCATACGGACCAATAGCCAGCCTTGACGTCCTTGACGCAGATGCGCTCACCGATCTTGACGGAACCGCTCGTGGTGCGGTTGAGCGTGATCGTGTCGGAGGCTGCGACCGTGCCGAAGCTGGTGCATGTGCCATCAGCGTTATCCACAACCTGAATGGCGCCGGTCATCACGTCGGTTGCGTTGGCGACCTGGATGACGTGGCTGTTGGACGTGGCGATGACTGAGGTGACGAAATAGAACTCGTTCCCCGTGCCCAGCGCGGCCGGCAGGGTGATGGTGGTTCCCGCTGCCGTGTCCAGCTGGATCGTCTTGCCAGCATCAAAGCTGGTGAGAGTGCGGGCTGCGCCTCCCGCAGTGAAATCGCCAGAGAAATCCCGGCGAGACAGTTCCTTGACGCGTGACATTGGTTACTCCGTTACACTGTAGCCGAGAATGGCGTAGCTTCGCCGCCCGTGCCGATGCAGCAACCAGACACCGAATAGACGTTGGTTGCGATGTCGGTCAGAACGATCCGATCGCCGCCGATACGCACCGAACCCGTGGTGGTGCGGTTCAATGTGATCGTGTCGCTGGTCGCCGTGGTGGCGAAAGAGGTTGCCGTACCGTCAGCGTTGTCGCCTGTGTGGATGACGCCAGCGAGCAGGCCGGAAGCGTCTGCCACCTTGATCACATGGCTGTTGGAGGTCGCCAGCGCCTTGGTGATGAAGGTGTAAACGTTGCCCGAACCAGTCGCGACGGGGAGGGTGCAGACCGATCCCGTAGCCGTGTCCAGCGCGATGATCTTGTCGCCATGAAGGGCGGCGGTCACGGAAAGCGTTCCGCCTGCCGCAATGACGCGGGCGGCGGGTGCCTCAAGCCGCAAGGCTTCGGAGAGTTCCGCGCGCGTCATTTTCTTCGTACCGGACGTGCCGGCCGAAACGTCAACAATCGGGAACAGATCGCCCGTTGCAGAGTTCGCCCCAGTCAGGGCGGTCAGATCAGAAATCTTCGTGCCCATCAGGCAGCTCCTTCAAGCTCTAGGTACTCGTTGTTTTCAGTCACGATATCTTCCTCGACTTCGGTGAGCAGCGAGAAGTTGCCCTCGAAGACTGAGAACTCGTCGGCAAGGAAATCGCCCTCAAGGTAGGCGGTGACATCGCCCGTATCCTTGGTGCCGAGATTGAGACGGACACGCAGGGCATCCGAATAATCGGTTCCCCATGTCTTGTGGGTCGTGCCCGCGGCTGTAATGGCGCTGCCCCAGCTCACCCATGTGTCTTTGACCACCTCACGTTCGAGGGTGAGGCTGTTGGTGCCCGTCATGGACAGGATCAGGTCGAAGCCGCCACGAAGCGCATAGAAGGGCTGTGACGTACCGGTCGCGCCGAAAGTCTTAAAAAGCATTGGATCACCGTTTCAGGGTTCGACCGGGCCGAAATCTAGGTTCACCCTCACCCGCGTTTGAGGATGGATCAGGTCGCCTTCCTGCACCGCCATCTTGGCGATCAGGAGCGGATGAGGCGGGCGGAAAAGCGTGACTTCCAAATAAAGGTTGACGTCCTTGCCCGGGAAATGCTGGCGCAGGCGCTCCATTAGCTGCCTGTGGATAAGTGCCTCAACCCGCGTATCGTCATCGGTTGAGTCAGCGAGATCCTGCAGCGCCGATCGATTGTCAGACTGTCGGGCGTGGCGAAGCAGGCCGACTTCAGCCCACAGGATTTGGGTCAGCCATTCAGGCGGGGCGGGTTCGGTCTTGTCGCGGAACCATTCGAGCACATGGGGTTCCTGAAACGAAAGAACCCGCCGCGATTTCTCGGGGCGGGCTCTATATCTTGCGTGTGGGCGCTACACCGCACCCTGTATTTCGCACGTTGATTGCATTCGCCTATATCGTCAAGCGGCTTCGAGTTGGGCGCCGTTGATGCTTGTGATCTGTCGGCGGTCTTCGATGTCCCAGAACGTGACGAGAGCGTCGAGGCCGATCCTGAGCGCGTGGATGTTCCCCGGCATGATGCCCATGACTAATCCGTGTACGGCTTTCCACGCCTGCCCTGAGACGGCAGAGGCGGGAACCTGATCGCCCGTGTTGTAGCGATACTTGTGCCTGACTTCGCGAAGCACAGCCCGCCGCATCTGGTCGTATTCCTCCTTGGCCTTCTGCGTGGCCTCGGGATCGATGTCCGGCATCGAGCCAGACCCCTGCACATAGTCGCGCAGGCTTCCCACCACGATGCGGGGCATGTGGACCGCAGCGCCAAAGCGGCCATAGAGCGACTTCGCCCGTCTGGCTGCGACACGCTGGTCAACGCTCAGGCGCTTGCCTAGCTGGTTTATGGGGCATTCCAGCTCACCCCGTTCCAGTGGCTTGCCGAAGAGCGCTTCTCGCCGCGCCTGGGTTTCAGGCGTCGGCAGGACGGGCTCCTGGCTTTGTGGTTCCGCTGTTTGCTGGAGGCGCCCGCACGGCTTGCGGGGCTCCATCGATTTCCTCGGTCTACCTACCATGTGAAGTGCTCCCCTTTTTCCCCTTGAAACGTCATTAACGCGGCCCCCAGAACAGCCAGAGCATGAGAACGGTTCCGGCTGCTGCTAGGGCCATGGCGCAGTAGATCCAGAATCTCAGGCTCATGCATTCACCTTGGGTTTGGGGGCGCGCGTCCAGAACGGGCGCTTATCCTGTTCGGGTTCGGCTTTTGACTTGGCGTCTGTCTGGAAGCCGTTCGACCACATCAGGCCCTCGTCTTCGTTGACGGGAGCGTAGGCGGCTTCGGGTTGGGTTTCGGCCTGACGCTCGGGCTCGTCGTCCACAACGTAGGTGGTGCCGGATATCTTCACCGTCTCTAGGCCGCTGTCGGTGTAGGTTTCGACTGCGGCGCCGATAGGGATTTCTTCGCGGGGAATACTGGGAATATCATCAGTGATGAGGGTCTGCTCGTTCACCGTCTCGGCTTGGCTCTCGTCCGAAGTTCGCTCGGCTTCTGCTGATGGCTCGACGACGCGATAGGCGATGATGTTGTAGGCTGAGTACGGGTCAAGTTTCGTCCAGCTGCCGTCTTGCAACACTACGTCGGTGCTGCGCTCTTTGAACGTCGAGCCGTCCTCAAAAATGACTTGCACCGCACCAACGGTCGCGTCTGTCGGCCGTTCTCCCCCGCCCCACGGGGTGAAGCCTTCGGGGATTTGGCGGGCGAGGTTTGCCGGCCCGAGGTTCAGTGAGGCCTCGCTTGCGGCATCATCCCAGCCGTCGAACCAAGCGGCGGCAAAGTCTTCGTGCACATAGATTACGCTACGCGGTGCGCCGCGCCGGAATGCGTCGATACCTTCTTGGTAAGCCTTGTCCTGATTGCTTGCGAACTCCGGTGCATCGGCTTCGGGCTGGGGATCGAGTAGAGCTTCAGACGGAGACAGCGCAGCAATAGCTTTGTCGAGGTCGTTGATCTGCGCGACCCAGAACGCTCGGACGCGCTGATGCTCGGCAAGGGTCAGGTTGGTTGCCTCAATATCAAGGTCTTCAGCAGCGACATTCTCAATCGCGTCTTGCCGCTTCTCTTTCAGTTCTTCCAGAAGGCTCATTGTCCGTTCCTCGAATGGGGTGAAACTCTGACGCTTATTCAAATCGGTTCCGCGTGGGCACGCCTCGAAACTTTGGACCCGTTGGCCCGGTCATTTCCTTGCGCCTGCAATCCTCGCAGGTCGGCTTGCCGTGCTTGGTTTCAGCGCTGCACTGGACAAGCTGCCCCTCGGTGTAAGTGACGTGTTGGCAAGCGTTGTAGGTGCGCGGCTGCGACGTGTACTTCTTGAACACGTTGTGCGCGCCTAGGCGTTGAATGGACCGGCTCATGCTGCCACCTGTTCGTTGTGCCAATTCAACAAGCGCTGGCGCACTGGCTCTTCCAGCAGATAGCCGCGCCCGTAGACCGTCACGAAATCGCAGCCGAACGGACGCAGCTTGCGCCTGACCTTGCTGGCGATGACGTTGACCAGCTTGTTGACGTCGTCGGCGTTTCCGCGATTGATGGCGTCGAACAGCACGGCTGGAGAGCGCGGCCCCGGGAACGCCACGAGGCACTGCAGGAACTCTTCCTCCTGCCGTGTCAGGCGAACCTCTAGCGGAGCATTCCAGCGGCGCCCGTAGAGCGTCTCCTTGAGCTGGATGACTTCTTCTTCGAGTTCTTCACAACGATCACACATTCCCAGCCCTCCTTGCATCGATCCGATTTTGAAATTCCGCTATCCCGCAAACCACAGGGCCTAGAGAGACCAGGGCGAGGCCGACTATGAGGGAGGTCATGCTGCCCTCCACGAGACGTGCCTAATGGTGGCGGGGGCGT